TGATGGACAGTATCGAGTGGATGATGCCGAACTTCATGAAGGCCTTCGCTGGAGGCAGGGACTGCATCGACGTGACTCCGCAGGGAACTGAGGATATCGAAAAGGCTGAAAAGAACAAGCGTCTTCTCAACTGGCAATTTAACAACAGGTGCAACGGTTTTCAGGCACTCTATACCCTCATCAAGTCCGGGCTGGTCTACGGGACATCCTACGCCAAGATCACGTGGAGAGAGGACTACGTCCGCAAGGGATTTCATCTCCCTGAAGTGATCGAACCTCAGATGCAAGCACTCATGCAGGACGATTCTATTGAGGAGATCACAGCAGGGAGCGTGGATTACACATACCTACCGATGACTGGTGGGATGAACGGAATGGTCGACCCGAATGCCATGGGATATGGATGGCCTCCACCGCAGTTGGAGCCAGTGAGGGTGTACCGGGACGTAAGCGGAGAGAGACGGATAGTGACCTACTCCGGTCCGAGGGTGGACGTAATCCCGCCGGAGGAGATCCTGATAGATCCTGACGCAAAGTCCATGGACGATGCGATGTTCGTGATCCACAGGGTAAAGAGGACCGTTTCCTATCTTCGGGAAAAAGAGAAGGAAGGTGTCTACAGTGGTATCTCCGAAGTCGTTCGCTACACATCATCTGACGAATCTCTGCGCCTCTCCGAGGATTCAGAGAGACAGGCACTGGCAGGTGATTCTTTCTCGTTCTCGTCATCCGGGGAGTCAGAGCAGGTGGCACGGAGGAAGGTCGAGGTCTTCGAGTGGTGGGGACTCCTCGATGTGAAGGGTGATGGTGTAGCTGAACCGTACCTTGTGGTTCTTGCAGGGGACACAATCATCCGCATGGAGCGGAACCCATACGCACATGGACTTCCACCGTTCGTAGAACTGAGGCCGATACTCGACCTGTTCAGGTTCCACGGTATAGGTATGGCCGAACTGGTGGGAGAGTTCCAGCAGGTGAAGACAGCACTCATGCGCCAGACTCTTGATAACCTGAGTTTTCAGAACAATCAGATGTGGGAGGTCGACGAGAACGCTGGCGTGGATGTTCAATCCCTGATCAATCCCCGGCCCGGAGGTGTAGTGTTCACTAACTTCCTCGGCAAGGGATTCAGGGAGATCACTCCCCAGCCCCTCGGGAATGCACCTCTACAGATGATGGAGTTCATCCAGACCCAGTTGGAACAGAGGAGTGGTGTGACCCGTTACAATCAGGGGCTTGACGCAAAGTCCCTCAATAAAACCGCAACAGGAATTTCGGCAATCATGAACGCTTCCGCTCAGAGGATCGAGCTTATCGCACGGATCATGAGCGATTCCATACGACGAATGTACAAGATGATGTTGGAGCTTAATCAGCAGTTCATCGACCAGAAACTGGTTGTTCGCATATTCAACGAACCCATGGAGATCTCGCCCGACGATCTTGCAGGGAACTTCGACGTGGTCGTGGACATCAGCGGAGCTACAGGGAAAGAGGAGGAGGAAGTAAACCAGATGATACAGATCCTCCAGTACTCGACCACGCTGATGCAGATGGGTGTCATGACTCCGCAGAACGTGTACGAGGGTGTCAGGAAAATCATGGATCTCTGGGGATGGAAGGACTACGAGAAGTACATCGAAGACCCTCAGACACAACAGCAACTCCAGATGGCAATGCAACAGATTGCGCAACTGGGACAGATGGTACAGGCAGGTCAGATACCTGACATGGGACAGGTGATCGGTGTGCTCCAATCAACATTCCAGATACTGGCACAAGCGACAGGCATGGGAGGTGCAATGAATGGAAATCAGGGACAACCCCCTTCTGGAGGGGGAGAAGGAGAACACCGGGGACCAGCGGTTACAGGACTACTTGACCCGAATGGGAGAGCAGTACAAGGATCTGGCCCCGTACCTATTGAGGCTGGATATGGAGGCACTCCGCAGGGTCGAGGAGTCTTTCCAGAAAGAGCTACATGAGAGTCTCTACGCCATAAGGGCTGGAGATGACGATGCCTTCCATGAGATCCATGGATGGATGAAAGGCGCACGTTCGTTAATAACGTGGATTGAAGGTAAAAGGAGGGTAGTTGGATGACCTATGTAGAGGTATTGGTGCAAGAGGGAACAAACGGGGAAAAGAAAATCGTTGGGATTTCAAGCGTAGGACACGCCGACTACGCTGAATCGGGCAAGGACGTGATATGCGCCGCAATTTCAATGGCAATGCACATCCTTGAAAACGGGGTCAGAAGGAATCTGGGTATTCCATGCACCATAAAAACTGACCACGCAAGGGCTGAATGGGACATCGAATGGGGCATCAAGCACGCAGACAAGGCATCTCCGTTTGCGGAGGTTGTTGCCAGTTCTCTCCTCAGTATCGCAGAGGAGTACCCAGACAATGTCAGGTTCAGCGAGGAGGTGCTGATGTAATGATATTTTCCGAATTGATGAGGTTTGGATTCGTGCCCATGAATCTCGAGTTCTTCTCTGATACTGGAGAAGGAGAGGGTACGCCAGCAGAAGACGTAAAGGTTGAAGAGAAGGAGGAACTGGACGAGAACGTCCTGTTCAGCGAGTTCGACAGGAAGAGTCCTCTCATGCACGGAGGCATGGTGGACGAGGATGAAGATCCAGTACCGATGAACTTCGACGATGATTCGTCGCCGTTTGATAAGGATAAACCAGAACCTGATGAACCCGAGACGAGCAATGCCCCTGCCCCTTCGCCTCCACCGGCCCCGGCACCGTTCAGGGTGCTGAAGTACGGTGGAAGGGAAGTCCCTATCTACTCTCAGGAGGAGTACGACAGGATCGCAATGGCAGGGATGGAGGCAGAACATCTCAAGGCACAGGTCGCACCATACGCCCCGTATATCGTTGCACTCCAACAGGACCCGGAATTCGAGAGACATATTGCTTCCCTTATTGAGGCTAGACGGAGGGGAGAAGTCCCGACGGAACAGCCAAAAGCCGAAGAACTGGATCAGGAGCCGGAGCAGGGTGACGACGAGACGTTCGACGAATATGAGAAGCGTCTCGGCAAATGGCGTGAAGACCGTCAGGCGAAGCTCATAGAGCAGAACGTCAATCGTGTTCTACATCAGAAGGAACAAGCTGTTTCCATGGCACGGATGAGGGAACTCCAAGCACAACTCGTTAACCATGTAAAAGAGGATCCATACGCATATCAGGTTATGAGTGTGGTCTACAGCAAGGAATTTCCTAAAAGTATCAGGGATGCAATGGACAGAGACCCTGAAACATTTATGAAGATGTACGACAGTATAGCCCGGAGTCAGGGCAGAGAAGGACATTTCGGTGCCCCGAGTATTAGCTGGGGTGGAAATGTGCAGAAGGGAGGGGATACCGTGGCAGGTAATTCTGACGGGAGGACGGTTCTGAAACGTCAGGTCCCGTTTGCAGAGAAAGGGGGTGTGGGGACAACCAGCAGGAGCGGATCTGGTCTCCCCGACTTCAAGAATATGTCGGATAAGGATTTTGAGAAAGTTCTGGCGAAGGTCAGATCAAACGGAATGTAGATCCACATCAACACACCATACGAGAGCAAGAGTAAAGGAGAGATGATATTTATGAGCAAGTACATCAATATTCAGTTTTTCGCAATTGCAGGTCAGACAACTGCAAACTTTCCCAACGCAATTCAGGACTTCTATGACCGAGTTGCACTGAAGAAAGCACTCCCGCTTATCACGTTCCGCAAGTGGGGGCAGAAGAGGCCCCTCCCCCGGAATAAGGGTGAAATTATTCGCTTCAAAAAGTGGGGTACTCTGGCACCTGCCACCACCCCGCTGACTGAAGGGATCACCCCTGTGGGGAACAAACTGACGTACACGGAGATCACAGCACAGGTAGATCAGTACGGTGACTGGATCCCTGTAACCGACCGTGTGCTCATGACAGCTATCGACCCATGGCTTACGGAAGCTTCCGAACAGCTTGGAGAACAGGAAGGCGAGACCCATGACATCCTCATGAGGAATGAACTCATGAGCGGTTCCAATGCCATCTATGCCGGTAGCGTGGACGGCAGGGAAAAGGTCAAGGCAAAGGTCTCTTCCAACGACCTCCTCCTTGCCGTGCGTGCGCTGAAGCTTGCCAATGTTCCCAGAATCATGAAACAGGTCAACGCAACGACCAACTACAACACGACCCCCATCCGGGCCGCATATATCGGGATCATTCATCCCTATATGACACCTGATCTTGAGGCCATCGACGGGTTCGTCCCCATCGAGAAGTATCCTTCCCAGACCGGGATCATGGAAGGAGAGGTCGGTTCCTACAAGGGAATCAGGTTCGTGGAGACCACACAGGCAATCTGCTACGAGGGTGCAGGGGATGTCCCTGCGGCAGGTGTGAAGGTTACTGGGACGAAGGCCGACGTAT